CTTAGCTCAGCTGGATAGAGCAACGGCCTTCTAAGCCGTAGGTCACAGGTTCGAATCCTGTAGGGCGTGCCATTAAGAAACAATAAGTTACGCCAGTTTTAAACCAGCCTGATTTCCTCCCTGTGTCGTATTTGTGTCGCTAGCGCCAAAAATGGCGTCAATTTTCCGTGCGTGTTCGGTCAGGTGGTTCGGTGCCAGGTGAGCATAACGACGTACCATCTCGATGCTCTCCCATCCTCCCATTTCCTGCAAAACAGAAAGAGGGACGCCGGACTGGATCAGCCAACTCGCCCAGGTATGCCGGAGGTCGTGAAAACGGAAATCCTCGATCCCCGCTTTTTTCAACCCGGCGCGCCAGGCGTTATTGTCATCCACCCGCATTTTTCTAACCGCGGGCGTCAGTGTTCCATCAGGGCGATGTTTTGCCGTGGTGTGAACGAACACCCATCGGGAGTGCTTCCCTATCTGATCCCTTAATACCCTGCATGCGGTATCATTCAGAGCTACGCCAATCGCCTTGCCCGCTTTTGCGTTCTCCGGATTTACCCATGCAACCTTTCTCTGCATATCGACCTGCTGCCACTCAAGCCCGATGATGTTTGAGCGGCGCAGGCCGGTTGCCAGTGCAAATATCACCACTGGCTTAATGCTCTCCGGCATGCACTCGATCAACCGCTCAGCTTCTTCTCTGGTCAGCCACCGTATCCGCTTACTGATCGGCTTGCGGGTTTTGATAACAGGAGCTGTTTTTATCCAGCCCCAGTCATTCGCCGCGGCCCTGAGAAGGGAGCGAATGAAGGAAAGATGTTGCGCCTTCGTCGCCTGAGAAACCAGCCGTGGTTTGTACTCAGGAACAGGCTTGCCCTTCCTCACCGCGGCATCGCGCTTACTCTCCCACACCTGTAGGTGCTTACGGTTGATCATCCCGTTAACGGCTTCGTGGACTTCCTCAACTGTTATCTTCGATACATCACGGCCGGAAAAATGCTGCAGCCAAAACTCAATTTTGGTTTTGTCATCATCCAGCGATCGCTTATGGTCCTTTTCCCGCAGCCACCGGATGCAGCACTCTTCGAAGGTTCTTACGGGCAGGTCGCCGATCTGGTCAACCCGCCACGCTTCCGCCCTCAGCTTGTCGTGGAGCTCCTGAGCCTGCTTTTTGTCCCCCGTGCCAAGAGATCGCCTAACTCTTTTTCCTGACGGCGTAAAGAAATGACAGTGCCACACGCCGCCCCTGAGGGTGATTGACATAAAACTTCTCCTTTATGTTCACCCGCGTTCGCGATGACAGGATCGCGCGGGGTTTTCAAATATGCAATACACGCCGCCTCGGTAGTTCTGTACTTGTTGCCGACCTTGCGGCCGGCGAGCTCCCCAGATTCAATGAGACGATAGATCACCCGCGCCGACACGATGAGCAAATCGGCGGCCTGCTGTGCTGTTATCGGTTTGTCAGACGCCATATTTCCTCCCGGTTACGCCGCCCGCTGGGCGCGCAGTTTCTTAATGTGTTCGCTCTGCTCCAGCTCTGCCTTTATCTGCTGGGCCTCTTCGTGAGAGAGCGGCTCAAAGTCATTGTTAAAGCGGTCTATGCTTGCGGTGTTGATCCGCCCCTGACGCCAGTAGCGAACCGTCTTGTCGTCGCTGCTGGCGATAATTACCGGCCATCCGTGGCAATCGGCGTAAATCTGACCTCTCTGAATTAGTTTGAACATCACGGCCTCCGGTGTTTACCGCGCAATTCCTCGTCTTCCTGACAATCAGCACAGCGCTGGCATCCTGCCACCAGTTCCCGGCGCCGCTCGGGTATCTCTTCCCCGCAGTCGCGGCAGTGAGTAGCTGAAACTGCGTTATGGTTGATGCGCATGTTCTGGATGGTCATTTCCAGCCGGCGCTCTGCGAGCTCGTTGGCCTGATCGATGATTTCTGCGCTCATACCGCCTCCCAGCGAATCTGTCGCTTATAAAAACTTTTTACACGCTTAACGCTTCCTGCCACTTCCATTTTCTTCAGCCTGCGAAGCACGTAAGGAGTATTGATTTCCTTATATTTTTGTCGCAACCAATAGGCTACGACATACGTCATGCACCAGTTGTGCTCTCGCAATATTTGAAGGATTTCATCATCAGTGGGATTGCTCATGCTGCACCGCCTTCGCTTTTTTCCGCTTCAACTGCCATCTGCTCAAGCTTTCGTGAAAGCTCGGCGGACAGTGCCTGGAACTCTTCATCTGTCGCTACCGGGATCGGCACAAAACGGATGCCGATATTTGCCAGCATATGTGCGGCCTCAAGGCATTTCCTTAAATCAACGGGAGAGGCTCTGTTCATGCTGCACCTGCCTTGTCTTCATCCATTTTCCAGGCCGTGGCAAGAGCGCTAGTCACCTGGTGGAAGCTATGTTTTACTGCCACCTTCCCATGGTCGCCGGTTGGCGAAACCAGTTCGATTGTGGTCAGCTCTCCGCCGCTTTCAGCGTCTGGGTAAAACTGCGCGACGTCGTTGGTTTCGACGATCACAGACCCGGATGGGGTATACATTTTCAGCTTCATGACTCCACTCCATAGCGGCCGCTCAGCCGCCCAATAACACTGACAAATTTCACTAGGCTGACACCCATCGGCCGGACCTTCTCGTAGTGCTTGCGAAGGATGGGGGGGCATACAGCGTTCCACTTCGGTTTGGGCTTTACGCTCATCGCTTTGGTTATCTCTTCTGCGCAGCGACGAGCCTGGGCGCGGAGAGCGTTTTCTTTTTCTTCTGGCGTCATGCTGCCTCCCGCTTGGCTATCAAACGGGCACCGAAATTCATCAGCGCATCACGCTCTACCGTCGAGAAATGGCAGTGCGTACGAGGGTAGGGATGCCAGATAATCAGCATTGAGCCTTTGTTATTGCCGCTGACAGGCTTGCCGGTTACTGGATTGATAAATGCCAGTCGTCCCGCGGTAATAAAGCGAACCTTGCTAGCGGTCTGGATTGCCTCCTTGAACCAGCCAACCGAAGTGTCAGCAGGTACCAGCATCACCGTGCCGATCTGATTGGCGCTCTCGGCAGCTGCCTTCTTCACGAATGGCGTGATGTCGCTATATGGCGGGTTCAGCCAGACGTAGCCCGGAATGCTCAGGTAATCAGCCCATGGCGTTTCAAGTGTGTTCTGCTCGGCTGTTATGAACTTGCGACACAGCGCGTTATGCGCTGCTGCGGCTGCATCAAGCTGGAAGCAGAACTCAGCATTCAGGCATGCGAAGAGGGCGGGCGGAGTTCGCCAGAGGTCGCGCTGTTCCGCTGGCGTGTTGCTGCCGCCATAATCACCCGCAGATTTTTTAACTGGCAATGCGGCCGCAATACGCTCGCCGATCCAGCGCATCACCGGTACTGCCATGCTGTTACCGATGGCGCGATAGCGGGGGCCATCCGGGCATTCTGTCGCTTCTTTCCCGCGCCACGAAATCAGTGTGTGGCTATCAGGGAAGCCCTGCAGGCGTTCGCACTCGACTGGCATAAGGCGACGAACTTGCACGCCGTTGGATATGGCATTTTCCTGACCATGGTTACGACCAAGCGTATGCGCAAGCTCCAGATTTGTGTCAGGGTCTTGAGTGCCATGCACAGCAAAAGTCTCGACTTCGAAATCAATGCGCTGGCCCTTTGCTGTCAGGCAGGCGGCAACATCAATGTTTCCCCCTGTGTTTCCACCACCGAAAGCGAGGAGGTGCCCTGCTTGGGCCTGATTGTCATCTGCGCCACACGTTCCAACGCCTCTCGCAGTAAGGGCGGCAACTGCCGTTTGCGGTTCTCTGCTCGGCGGAGTATCCCGGCGCACGCCTTCTGACTCAAAAAGTACCTGGCAGGGATCGAATCCCTTTCGAGCACTTGCGACAACGAACACACGCTTGCGTCGTTGGGCCACTCCGAAATATTGGGCGTCTTTGACGATCCAAGCGATTGTCCTTTGGGGTCCATACACACAACCAGAGTGCGTCCATTTTCCCCCTGATGGCTCAAGTTCACAGCTTTCTCCGGCAAGTCCTGCCAGAAAGCAACCAAAAGCGTTGTCGTGGCTTGTGAGGACGCCCGGGACGTTTTCCCAGACGAAGATTGCTTCTTCTTCTCCGCGCTCGATGCGCTTATCGTCGATTGCATTCGCTAATTCCACATATGAAAGGGTTAACTGACCGCGGGCATCTGCAAGGCCATTACGCAGACCGGCAATACTGAACGCCTGGCAAGGTGTCCCGCCTACCATCACATCCGGTCCCTGTACTTCACCGGCGCGCACCGCTGCGGCGATTTTCGTCATGTCGCCAAGGTTCACTACCTCGGGCCAACGTTCCGCCAGTACAGCAGACGGGAACGCCTCGATTTCTGAGAACCATGCTGCTTTCCATCCGAGCGGCTCCCAGGCGACGGTCGCGGCTTCAATGCCACTGCATATTGATCCGTAAATCATTGCGCACCTCTTTTCGCGTCCAGCGCTTCAGCTAGTCTCTGAGCCTTTAGCGGGTTTCTCACCACCTCACCCGACGGCATTAACCAACCGCGGTGGAGGACGGAGTAGATGCACTTCACTTTTCCTACGGTTATGGCGTCGCGGTAATGTTTCATTTCCACTGTTCCCCAAAGGTAAAGCCGATCTCCGCCAGCGATTCATCCATCTTGCTGATGAACTCCGGCACCATTTCGTTGAAGTCGGACATGTATTTGTCGTCGCGCTCAACAACCACATGGTGAATGCCTTCTCGCTTCATGCGAGGGTCATAATTCGCGAAGTACCAGGCGTCCTTCCCGGTTACCCACATGCTGAATTGCACCTGGGCCATGTAGGCGGATTTGATAGCCTCGAAGCCGCCAAGCCGGAATTTCATGAAGTCGCGAGAGGTGAAAGGGCACTTCAGCTCAAGGCCGCGGCCATCACTGCACAGGCCGTCTGGTGAGCAGGCTGTGCGCATACCTTCGTCACGGAAAAGGATCGGCGACTCGGTTACCTGCACGTCGGTGGTGAACTCAAACAGGGTGCGAGCATCGGCCTCATACTGTTTCCCCCAGGCCAGCGCCTTGGCGTTAACTTCCGGCGCCACGCCGGTGCACACTTCGGCAAGGAGCGTAAGGAAGTAGGACATCTTCATATCAGTCCATTTCTTGCCTGACTTAGGCTTAGAAATGACGTTGTGAACTTCCGAGGCAGTGATCACTCCGAGGCGTAAGCGGTGCCAGGATTCATCTCCCTGTTCAACGCGGGTAACGTCAATGCCAGTTCGATCGAGGATAATTTCTGGTGTCATGTCAGCAGTCCTTATGGTCATCCCATGGCCAAAATCCACCTACATAAACAAAACCGCTAGATGAATCGCGCCCATGTTTATCGCGCTGAAGTCGCTCAATTGAATTTCTGTCAATGGCCGCCTGACGCATCTCTAATGATTGATGGCCTCTACGACGGCCATATTGCTTCCAATAAGCTGCGCATGACTTACTGCAAAACTGCGCCCAGCCTCTTTTTCTGTCAGCAACTCGGGCAAGGAATTTGTCCGGGCAGCACTTGCAGGTCACTTCAACAGTTTTTCCGGTCATGCTGCCACCTGCGCTTTTTTCTGGAGGAAGCTAAAGCCTTTCTGCGCTTCTTCTTCGGTGAGCTGTGATGCCTGGAAAATGTCACGCTTGAAGATGTTGCTGCACAGAGGCAGGAAGTCCTGCTCCCAGTCCTTATTCAGGGACGTCAGGAGGTCGGTAATTGCCTGCAGCGTTTCCTCACTGGCCACCAGGGGGAGCGCCTCTGTCGTGCTGCGCGGCGTCACGTCACGCGCATCCACTTCCAGCGTTTTACCTTCCATCTCCTCGGCAGTGGGCTGCTGGCCAATTTCAGGCCATGCCTTACGCAGAGCCTGAGCCTCAGCACATTTCGCTAGCTGGCCATAAGGGCGCTTTTTCCACATAGCATTTGGCGCGGTAGTGTCGCGGCCGGCGGTGGCATAGTTCTCAACCCAGTATTCTTTCGCGCTGAATTCGACGATCTCCCCGCTCGGCATGCGCTTGCTGACCGTGTACTTGCACCATTGAGGGACTGTCACCTCAACACCGGTAAGCGTCAGAGTGACGTCCGGGCCGAACTCTGGTTCTTTTGCGCCAGCGTAATCACCGGAGCGATCGGCCTGAATCCGATAAAGCCCAATGCCAGGCATAACTACATCGCGCCACTCGCTTTTACCCGACTTCGAGTCCTTAACGCTCATTGGCACCAGATGAACGGGCTTCAGAAGCGGATCGAGATTTCTGGCCCGGCAGTAGTCCAGCGCCATCATTACTGATTCGTCTTTGGCGCCAGGGTAAATACTGTTTTTGAGGGCGCTCCAGGTAGCGCTGTCAATGCCTCGCTCAGCAAGAGAGCTGGCTGTAATCACAAGTTCGTTAGCCATTGCTATTCCCCAAAGTTAAAACGGGCAGCCGGTGCGGTGATCCCAGTCGTATTCCGCCTGGGCGTAAGCTACTGCCGAAATGAGATCGTTATATGCCTCGCCAGCTGCATCGCTGCGGAGGCCTTCGTATGGGCTTTTGTCCATCGGCACAGAGAAGCGGAACAGGCCTGACGGCTCTTTCGGCAGGGCGTCGATAATTTCCTGCGCCCGATCGTCAATCCACTTCTGCTTCTCTTCGGTCAGCGTTTGCTCGGCCCACTTACGTTCTTCGATAGCGTCGTATGCGCGGTATGCGTTCATAGCTCGCTCCTGAAATTTGGTTGTAAGAATCCCGGCACCGTATTGGCTGCCTGATAGCTCAGTTAAATTCTTCGTTTCGATTACCGGCTGAGACCTTGCCCCAACCCGTTCAGATAAACTTCAACCAGCAAGTCGGTTGTGTAAGTCCGCTCAATCCCACGATGCAGGTAGAGGCGGCCGCGTTTATTTGCTGATGCTGTCCATGTGCTTTCCCGATGCTTAACCAGCATCCCTGGGAGAACGGCGCCGCGGTTAACGGTCTGTGTCCCGTAATGATGACTAACCATTGAAGACCCCCGTAACGTGCAGAATTTTGATAACCACCGCTGCCCAGATAACGCCGCCAATAAGCAGGCAGTAAATCAGTGAACGAATGCCGTTTCTGCTCATGCTGAACCACCAGGCATCAGGCAGAACGCGCTTGCTATCAGTACGCATACGACGATGGCGAATGCGTGTGCCAGAAACTTAAACCACTCAGTTTTATCTTCTTCGCGGATCATCTCTTCACCTTTGCCTTATCGCGGCTAACGGAGCGTTGTTACCTATTACCGGCGCCAACGTTGTTGTTTGGATGAGATGATAATGTACTAATGGTTCATCATTGTAAAGTACCAAAAGTACATTTTTGATTTGTGGATAGTTCATATTCAGGTAAGTTAATGAACTTAAAGTATATTTATTTTTGCGTTATGTTTAGTTTGGTGGGCGCATAGTAATTAAGTTGGTGCTAGCCGTGCTGATGCTGCCGAGGGAATGGTAGGGCAATAAAAACCCGGCGCGGTGGCCGGGCTACTTATGCTGATTTGGCGAGGCTTTCTGTTGGTTTTGGGGGGCGGGTTGTTGATTTTGTTGCTGCGCTGGCATCTGAATAATCAAGGGTGAAGGATTATC